ATTCTATAAGATGCTACATATATAAACATATGTATAGTGTAATTAAAATATTTAATATAATTTTTCTAAAATATTTTATAATTTCTCTGAAATTTTTATAATTTCTCTGAAAATAGCAATAAATAAATATTAAAACTAATAATATACTTAATAAACAAAGTTCCCATAAATTAATAAAAAATAATTTAATAATTAAAATAAGAATGCACTAATTATAACTTATAATAATAAACATATAAAGTACAATTTATTTATAGTTAAAATTTAGTTTATTTTTAATAAGATAATAATGAAAAATTGATTTTTTAACTTTATGTTTGATCTTTTATATTGATTAAATTACCGTAGCCATTTTGGCTCAAGATTGCTGTGGATTTATTCCACACTCGGTGAGACTAGCCATTGTTTGGCCCAGATTTGGTGTGGTTTCTATTCCGCATTTGTTGAGTGCGGTTATAGAAACAATGAGCGCGGATGAATTGGTCAAAGAGTTGGTGGAAAGGTGTGCTGTGGTGGCCGTTTGGAAGGATTTGTATCCTTTATGGGATCCTGTGGTGCGCGAAAAAAAAGCGATGACCGATGGTGAGATCCGTGTGTGTAAGCTTCAAAAGAAGAAGGCATACCTGACTCTACTTTACCGGAATGAACAGATGCGTGTAAAGAACCCAGACATGCCGCCTATTGAGTCTCACGACATGTTATGGGAAGAATATGAGCGCGTGATGAAAGAACGCGGTGAAGTTCCGCGGGATTCTCTGCTATTCCGCAGAGTGGGTAATTCCACCGATCTGGTATTCGCGCAGGACCAATATAGAACAGTAACAAAAACATGGGCTTTAGCGAATGTCAAATTCAGGGAAGAAAAAAAGAAGCACCCGCTGAAAGCGTTCTACTCAATTTTTTCGGGCCGCGTAAAACCTGAACGACTTCCGCCCGATGAGAGTAATCTTGTGCGCCTCATTTTTTCGTTTTTGTAGTGGGTTGCATCTTTTGTCATGTGACTTCCGAGTTGCGAAAAATCTGTACAGTGGTATTTCGCACCTCATTTTATCCTTTCTGTCATATGAAAAAAAAATAAATTATAAATTTTTATAATTTATTTTTTTATATAAATAGTTATTATTATTTTTTTTATAAAATTAATTGATAAACGAAGTTCCCAATTTTTATTTATAATTAGGGAACTTTATTAACTTGTCTATTTCTATTTATTATTTATTTTCAATTATAATATTTAATTTAGTCATCATTGAAAAATTTACACTTGCAATAAATTATATTATTATTTTTTTATATAATATAAAGCTTGTTTTCAATTATTATTTTAATTATTGATATTTTTATAATTTCTTTAAAGATGCAAAAATTTAAGATTTAAAAATTATTTTGGAATGTAGATTAATTTTTCTGAAATTTTTATAATTTCTCTGAAAATAACAATAATATAATTATTAGTTTTTTAATTATAAATGAGCATGTTTAGTATTATCTGTTTTGATTACTGTTTAGTATTAACCTTATTGAAAAATAATAATAATTGATAAATAAAGTTAATAAAGTTCCCAATAAAAAATAATAAACGAAGTTAACGACGAAGTTTCCAATATAAAATAATTATTTATTTTATTCTATTATAATTATTTTATATTAATAATTTTGTTAACTTTGTTTATTATTTTTTATTGGGAACATTGTTAACTTTGTTTATTAATTATTATTATTATTATTTTTCAATAAGGTTAATACTAAACAGTAATCCAAACAGATGATACTAAACATGCCCAATAAATAAAAATTGATATTTTAATTTTATATTTGTTCTTTTACATTGATACATCACTGTAGCCATTTTGGCTCAAGCTTGCCGTGGATCTATTCCGCACTTGTTGAGACTAGCCATTGTGGTGTGGCTCCGAGTTTGCTGTATTTCTATTCCGCACTTATTGGGTGTGGTAATGGAAACAATCAGCCCTGAGGATTTGGCGCGGGGGATAGGCTCTCTATCTTTGAAACAGGTTAATATGCGTTTACTTCTGGAGACGACGAACAAGACCGCCGAAAAGGACACCGCTGAAATCATGTTAATGGAGTTGCATGATAATCTGCGTACCATGGAAATAAATATTGAATCTAACCGAGACAGACTGAAACAGGAAATTTCACCCGAACTCTTCCTGGAGACGACAGCGCGACTTCATGATTTGGAAACTTCCTACGCAGAATGTGTGAAAAATTCTTTACCGTTGTTGGATTTGCAGTATACCAAAGCAACAGAAGCTGCAAAGATTGCGGAGAAAAGATACTTTGACGAACGTTGGAAGCATCGTCACGTACCCCCCTTCAGATTCCGCCGCCCCCTTGATAGGGACCGTCCCCTTGATATGGGAATAGTAAATAATGTTTGGACCCGGGTGGCAGTGTTTTTGTAATGGTTGACATCTTTTGTCATGTGACTTCCGAGTTGCGAAAAATCTGTACAGTGGTATTTCGCACCTCATTTTATCCTTTTTGTCATATGAAGAGAAATATAAATTATAAATTTTTATAATTTATATTTTTCTTCATATAAATTTTATTACAAGTTATTATTAATTATTTATAAAATTTAAAGGTTATTCCAAGTTTATTTATTATATATTTTCATAATAGTTATTTGTCATCTTTGATGAATTCACATGGACAATAAGTTATATTATTATTTTTTTATGTAATTTAAAGCTTATTTAAAATTATTATTTTAATTATTGTTAATTTCAGAGAAATTATAAAAATTTCAGAAAAATTATAAAATAATTTGTAAATTTTAAATTATTGTATTATCAAAGAAATTATACAAATTTAAAAAAAAATAAAATAAACTACATTCCATTATATATATGATATATCCAGATCCATATATAACATCAAAAGGACGCCCTAATAAATATAAATATGATTTTTATTTAAAACAACTGAAGTTAAAGTTGTTCCCATATATAACATTACACTTACTGGTTTATCATGGTCTGCTTAAGTAAAATATAAAATATTAATTTGGATTTAGTAAGAAAAAAACAATGGAATCCAATAAATGGATATTATTAGGTTTTTTTAAAAAAGCATATAATATTGAAAGCAAAGCTTTACTAAATCAATATAAACGTAAATAATTGAAGATTCCAATCTAATAGTTTTGTTATAGACTCTACTAATATAGCCTTAATTTATTTATTAAATATTTAAGGCATTTCATAATTTTTCTGGTAAACTTGATTTTGAATATCCGAAGATCAATAATAAAATAAAAATACACAACGTAAATAAAGTTTCAATATTAATTAAATAAGTGTTATCGTAGATAAAAATGGTGCGCCGCATTATATAAATATTTATTAAGATGATAATATTTTTTTTAAATATATTTTAGAGTATTTAAAAAAATAATTCTAATGTCTATTTATGATGCAAAAATTATGGAACTCAAATAAATGATAATTTTAAAAATAATAAAAACCCTATTAATTTAATTGGTGATAAAAGTTATATCAAAGGGGAAAATTATAGAAATTAAATGTATAATAAAAATAAACGAAGTTAACGAAATTTCCAAATTAATAACACTTAAAAAAAATTAATATAAAAAATAATAAACAAAACATAAATGATATAAATGAACTTTTATTAAAAATACAGAATGAAAATCCGAATGGCATGCTGTTATAAGGTTGAACATTTTTTTTAATAAATTAATGCTATAAACGGAAGCGAGCTTTATAATTATTATTATGGTTTTACTTATATAGTGGCGACTTCTATATTATTAAATCTTAGTTTATAAAAAATTTTATGAAAAAATGTAATAATACTCCGATTCCTTCTTCCATAATAGATTAGATTTTTTAAAATTAAAAATATTTATTATTATATTTGAATATATCATTTTTAACCTATTATATTAAATAAATAATTAGAGATAATATTTTTAAAATTGGGAACTTCGTTAACTTCGTTTATTAATAAATTAAATATAAAATGAATAAACTAAACTTTGTTTAGTTCCATATAATTTTTTCTTAGTCTTTATATACTAAGAATAAATATATGAACCTATAATTATTCAATTTATAATTAATTATTATTATTGCTATTTTCAGATAATATAAATATCATTCCAAAAATTTTAAAAAATTTATGTTTCAAAATAAATAAAGTTTCTATTTATTGTTAATAACATATGCTATAAATATTATAGATCTGGAAAATATTTTTATATTTCATTATTAAAATAAAATATTTATTATTATCTTTTTAGATTAATTAACATATTTATTATAACTTATTGTAAATTAAAACTAATAATTTATGTAATATGAAAAATAGAACGAATCTTTATTAATTTTATTTATTTAAAAAATAAATAAAATTAATAATAACTTATTATAATAAGAACAATTTATTAATTATTTTATTTTCAATAAAGTTGTAATAAACACTAATCATAAAAATTATAAAAATAACCTTATGACTATATCTATTGATAATATATTATTATATTTTTAAAATAAAACGCAACCATATATTAAAAGTAGCAATCATAATTAGTTTTTGATTATTTTGTAAATTTACAGATGCATATTGTAATGCATTACCATTTTCTTTTATAGCTGTTTCAACAATAATATAATTATTTTTTAATGATTTAGAAGCATAACGTAATGAATAACCATTATATGCGACTGCATTAATTATAATATTATAATCATTTTTTAATTTTATATATGGTATATAAGCTAATACATTCTCATACACATTAATAGTTTTTAATATAAAATTACAATAATTATTATATAATGTTGAATTATTATAATCTTTAATAAGTTGTATCATATTATAATGATCGTATCTAATATTTATTTGTTGCTTTCTTAATATAAAATTATTATAATTACTATATTCAATATTAGTTGTTAAATATAACAAATTCATATATCGTAAAGCATATATAGAAATTAAAGCTCCTGATATAATAAAATTTTGATAATCAGTATTATTGTATTTTTTTTTTTCTATTGTTAATTCAGAAATAAAATTATCGTTCAAATGATAAAACATATTATTATTATATCTAATAACATCTATAATAAATTGGCTTACATTTATTTTTTTAATTGTTTCTATATATACATTATAATTTACTGAAGAATATAATATTAATATATCATAATTCAATTGCACACCATAAGGTAAATTATTATAAAAATCTATAAAATTGTCTAAATCTAATAATATTGATTGAAAATTATATAATAAATATCTTGAACTAAAATGACTATGATATAAATTAAGTTTATACAAATATTGAGATATTTTCTCATAGAGTATATCTATGTAATTACCTATAGTATCATCAATTATTATAATATTAATACTATTAATATTATATACTTCGTGATAATTTATTTTATAATTTAAAATATAATTATTATTATCATCATAATAAGGTATTCTAATTTGAATTTTATTTTTAAGATTTAATATTATTACATAATATTTTACTTGTAATATTTGTTTTATATAATCATGGAATAATGATATATCAAATATATTATATTTATATATATATATTTTACCGTTTGATATTCTTACTGTATTATATTTTTTCATAATTAATTATACTGATAAATAAATTTATAAAATAATTATTATTTTTATGTTTTCAAATAACTAATAATATACATATTTATTATCACTAAAACAATTAGATTTTTTGGACCTTCGTTAACTTTGTTTATTTTAGAGAACATTAAAATAAATAAAAAAATTGATAAAAAATTATATAAATATATAAATTAATAATATTATTATTAATGTCAAACTGGAATTATTATAAAGCATGGGAAAGACAAATAATATATATGATGTATGAAGATTTTTTTTATTTTAATACATATACAACCATAGAAAAATATTATATAAATGAATATTTAAATTCAATGAATACTAATGATGATACTAATAATATTTCTCTTATATTACAAGATTATGTATTATTAGATAATATAAAAGATATTGTTAAAAATTGTAATATTTTATTTTTATTAAAAAATAATAAAATAATTGAAATTAAAAAAACTATTATAGATAATATTTATAAGTTATCTATAAATAAAAATACATATACTTCAATATTAAATTTATTAGATTTTACTGATTTTCATCAACTAATTATTTTAAAAATAGATATATATGTTATACAATTAATAGAAAATAAATATGGATGTCATATAATTCAAAAAATAATTAAGTTAATAGATTATAAAAATATTACTAGTTTATTGAAAAAAATATATAATTATTTTTCAGTTGGTTATAAATCTCCCAGTGCTAATTATGTTTATCAATTAATTATAACAAAATATCAAAATAATAATTATATGGATTTACCATATATATATGATAATATTAAAAAAATATCATTGCATCAATATGGATGTCGTATTATATGTCGTATATTAGAACAAAAAAATAATAATATTATAATAAATAATATTATTACAAATTTTGATTGTTTATGTGTTAATCGTTATAGTCGTTTTGTTATAGAATGTTTAATAAATAATGTATCTAGTGATATATTAAATCTAATAAGAAAAAAAATTACAAAAAATATTATAAATTATTCTGTTAATAATCATTCTAGTTTTATAATTAGAAAACTTATAGATAAAAAAGTTTTAGAAATTCACAAAATATATACTATACAACAAATTATATATTTATTAAATCATAAAAATACATATTATATTAATATATATATATTGAACAGTATAAATAAAGAAATGAAAAATAAAATTAAAAATATATTTATAAATAAAGAATCTGAAAATAATAAAAATTATAATACATATTTAGAGTTATTAAATATGTAATAAATTATATTTAAAAAATTAATAATAATGTTAATTATTATTTATTTAACATTATTGTTATTTTTAGAGAAATTATAAAAATTTCATAGAAATTATAAAAATAAAATAAGTTAACAAAGTTCCCAAAATATTTTAATTTATGGTTTTAAAAATTATTTTATAATTTTTCTAAAAGTTTTATATTTTCTTTGAAAATAACAATAATCTTATAATAATATAATAGATAATTTATTAACTTTATTTCTTTGAAAATAATTATATTTTAAATATATTATTTGATATAAAAAGTACTATAAATATATATTTTATAGATATAATATATATTATGTATAATTCACAAGATAATCAAGATAAGTATTTAGAAGAGAACGTATTTAAAGGATATAAAAATGGTATTTTTGTAGATGTTGGCGCACATGATGGTATAGCTATAAATAATACTTTATATTTTGAAAAATATAATAACTGGACGGGAATTAATATAGAACCAATAAAAAGTGTATATGATCAATTAATAATAAATAGACCAAATAGTATAAATATAAATTGTGCTGTATGTAATAGTAATGGTTATAAACAATTTTTATGTAATAAAGGATATACAGAAGTTATTTCTGGATTGGTAGAATCTTTTGATAAAAGACATTTAAATAGATTATTTAAAGAAAACGCTGAACATGGATCAACTACAGAAATAATTACAGTAGAAACACAACAACTAAAAACAATTTTTGAATATAATAAGATAACACGAGTTAATTATCTATCTATAGATGTTGAGGGTGGTGAGTTTGAAGTGATTAAATCTATTGATTTTGATAAAGTATTTATAGATGTTATTGGTTTTGAAAATAATTATTATGATGTTAGTATTCCTATTATAAAATATCTGGAAGATAAAGATTATATTATAATACACCAATGTTTAGATATATTTATGATAAATAAAATGTCTATTTTTAATAAATAATATAAAAATAAATTTATTAATGTTTAAAGAAAAAATAGCCATTTAATTTATTATAAATTTATAATTTTTTATAAATGAACATATTTATTATTATCTAGTGGAATTATTGTTTATTATAATATTATTAAAAATAGCAATAATAAAATCTATACTTATGAAAATATTTAGTATTTTTTTATTATTTTAAATAATTATAACTATAATTTATAATATAATATAAACAGACTTGTATATTCATTATTAACAAAATAATAAATTATATAAAATTATATTTTAATTTTTTAGAGTTTTTAAATTTCTTTGGTTTTAATGTTATAAATATTGGTAAATGATCAGACGAGTTAGTATAATAATAATCAAATTCTGCACCAAAATTATCATCTGATAATAAATTTTTATTACAAAATATAAAATCAACAACTTGATTATTCCATGTTGTCATCTTGGAGCGATCTTTTTCTTTATTTAACTTACTACAATCATAGTAATTATGAGGGTGTGACACTATTTTATCATACACGACCCCATTATTTTTTAAAAATTCATTATCTGGAATGCTTGTTGCAGTAGTATTAAAATCACCTAATAATATTATATAAGCTTCAGGATCAGATAACTTTATACAATCACATTGTACTAAAATATTATTAATCTGTTCTAATCTTGTTACTTCTGTACCTACATCTAGATGAAAACCAAAAATATGAAAATTACATTTATGATAGTTAAATTTACAATATATATAACATCTTGTTTCATTAGTACCTTCATGGCTTCCGCTTACTACAGTACATTCTTTAGATTTTTCAAATGTATGTATTGTTTCATTATTTTCTTCACATAATTTATGTAATGAGTTTTTTTTATTTATACATAATTTATTTTTCATTAATAATAAGTTACCATATATTCCTTGAAACCAAGAAGGAACAGAGTTACATAATATTTTTTTCTTATAACCTATATTAGTTAAATCATCATATAAATTTGATACATTTATAGTTGTATTCTCATTTATTATAATTTTTCCACCAACTATAACTTCTTGTAATATTATTATATCTGCGTTCAGATGATGAATAACATTTAATATAGATTCATACGTATCTTTTTCATTAATATCTGTAAAATAATGTACATTAAAAGTTGCTATTCGTAAAGAATCATCCACATTTGTATTATTCAAGTGTTTATAATTTTCAATATATTTTAAAAATGATTCTTTTAACTCTGATGTGGTTATTTGTGTATGTGGTGTATGTAGTAATTCTGGGGTGAACATTTGTGTTAGCGGTGGAGGATTAGATTCTCCACTATTAACATTAAGAGAAACATCAGCATCAGGATACTCATATGCCCCTGCAGTTAATGAAATATATTTTTTTTTATATTTTATATATTTATCATAATGTTTTCCCATATTATATATAATTATAAAATAAATTAATATTTTATTTTATTTTTATTTGATAATTTATTAAATAGTATTATTATATATTTTTATAGATTTTAAATATTTATTTTTTTTAAATTTACTAATTCATATAATCAAATATATAACTTATTTCAGAGAAATATGTTTCAAAAATTTTAGAATAAGGACATGTTTATTATCATCTAATTGGATTATTTTTTATTATATCAATTATTAAAAATAATAAACTAAGCTCCAATATAAAAATTATAATACGTTTAAAAAAGCACGCTTTATTTATTTTATCCTATTATAATTATTATGAAGCATAAATTATCAAATTATTAATTATATTTATTCAGATGAACAATTAAATGAAATATTTAACCATTACAACCAAACATATACTTTGAAAGAATTATTATTACCATTAACAAAAATATTATATAATAATATATCTTATAGAGAACTAAAATACTATACACATAAATTTCATATGAAACTCGTAAAATATGATATATTTAAAGGGAACTTCTTTTATTCATAATAATGTTATAAATAATGATTTATCAAACCTTGATAAATCATTAAAATTATTATATATGGATACACATTAATAATTAATTAGACATTGATATGATAACTAATAATAATTAATTAAAAAAACATAAAATAACTAAAATATCTATTATTACAGATAAACGAAATTCCCTTTAATGTTCCATTAGATATAAGTGTTTCCAATAGTTGTACTCATGATTTAGTTATTAGAAGCTAGCTTTATCTAATCAAATAAAAAATTTAGTTATAACAAAGCCATTATTATACAATAATAATAATATTTTAATTGGATATACTGCTTAAGATAGTTCTATATTGAAAAAATTAAAAGAACTAAAAATAGGTGATTTAATATTAGGTTTTAATAATAGAAATAAACAAAGTTCTCAAAGATCAATAAAATAAGAAAGCATACATTTAAAAAAAATGATTTTAAAAACTAGAGAACAAAAAGAACATAAACGTATTTTATATTAATAGATTTAAACAATTTAAAGGATACTATGAGATATAATAAATAAACGTTGTTAATCATGTTTGTTCTTTTATATTTTTAGATGCTTTAATAATTATTATTAAAAAACTAATTTATATTAAGTAAATTTTATTTATTAATGTGAATATAGATTTAATATATTAATATCATTAATTTTGAAATTATGTGTTTTTATTATTATCAATAATATAATAATACAAGAGCTATTGGATAATAACGTTAATTTTCTTTATTTTTTTCCATGTGCGTTTAGAAAGAAATTAATTTTTAAATTAATAGTTTTAAAATAAAGCAATAATAAACAGCAAAAGAATAAGATAATAATAAATATATCCAATAAAAAAATAAATAATATCTTAAATTCTTATTATATATTTTATTTAGATTGTAAAACTAGAAATAATAAAATACAAACTATAGATTTATATTTATAAAATGTAAATAATAAAAAATATATATAACATAATACATTTTAAATTTTTTCTATATTATTAATATTTATAATTTCATTAGTACATATTTTAAATTCTGATTTTAAATGATTTAATTTTTTATTTCTATCATTTATTGTATAATAATTATTGACATAATTATTATAATTAGGTAATGTAGATAAATATTGATCTATAATATTAATATCTATATTATTTAAATTATTTATATGATTATTTAAAATACACATAGCTTTATTACTATATTGAATATATATTATTTTTAGTTCATTAATTTCATTAAATAATCTTATTAACTTAGTAATATCTTTAGTTTTTTCTAATAATTCTTGTTCATTTGTAATACCATTATTTATATGTGTTTGTAATATTTCAGTTAAATAATCTAAACCTGTATTATTATTTAAAAAATTATTATATATATTTATAATAAGTGTTGTTTCTTCTAATATTTTATATATTTTATTAAGTATTTTTTTTACATAAAATAATAGACGATTAGCTGTAGAATAATGATATAATTCTATTAATAAAATTTCATTTATTGGATTTTCATATATTATAGTATAGTCTATATTTTTAATTTGTTCTTCCATTGTATTTATAAAATTACTAGCAAAAATATTAGATTCTTGTATTAATTCTTTTACTATTTCCATATTGAGTAATATGGTTTCTAATGTATTAGCCATAATTATAATTCTTGAGCCAAAATGGCTACGGTAAAAATTATATTTAAAAATGAAAAATAAAAAATTGATTTATCAATTTTTTATTTTTCATTTTTATTATTATTTTCAGAAAAATTATAAAAAATTCAGAAAAATTATAATAAAATAATTTTTAAATCTTAAATTATTGCATCTTCATAGAAATTATAAAAATTTCAATATAAATAAAATAAACTACGTTCCATTCCCAAATATTTTAATTTATAATTTACAAAAATTAATTTATAATTTTTTTGAAATTTTTATAATGTCTCTGAAAATAGCAATATTTTCAATAAGTTTATAATAAACATATCCGATAATTAAAAATACTTTAAAATTATAATATAAATATATTGTAAACAAGTTTTATTGATTAGTATTTTTAATAAAATTATAATAAACATTAATCTTAATAATTATATCTATTAATTATTATTAATATTTTTTATAAGATTATATAAATTATAATAATAATATTGCTATTTTTATAAAAAATTGATAAATAAATATAAAAATAATATAATAATAATATATATAATAATGCCATATTATGCAGTTGCAAATGGAAGAATAAATGGAATATTTTTAAATATAATTGATTGTAATAAATCCGTAGTAGGATATAAAAATGCTATATATAAAGAATTTGATTCAATCATAGAAGCTGATAATTTTATTCAAATAAATATAGATAAATCTAAAATAAAAATAAAATCTTTATTTTTAGATAATATTGATACAAACCAAAATAATGTAGTTGATTTTATTCCGGATTATTATGTTTATACAGATGGAGCATGTTCTAATAATGGAAAAACTAATGCTATTGCCGGTATAGGTATATATTTTGGTATAAATGATAGTCGTAATATATCAAAACAAATAGAAGGAAAACAAACTAATAACACTGCGGAGTTAAGTGCTATAATTGAAACTTATAATATTATAGAAAATGATATAAATAATGGAATAAAAATAGCAATAGTAACAGATTCTAGATATTCTATATTGTGTGTGTCTTCTTATGGTGAAAAATGTTATAAAAAAGATTGGAAAATAACTATACCAAATAAAGAGTTAGTGAAAACGGCTTACGAATTATATAAAGATAAACAAAATATTCAATTTATACATATAAAAGCACATACAACTAACATAGATATGCATTCTATCGGAAATAAAAATGCAGATAAATTAGCTAATATGGCAATT